TCATCGATGCCCCCGCTTCCAGTCGTCGATGCGGGCGTAGATCGTCACGGCAAGGCCCGCGAGCGCCACGGCGATGAACACCCAGCGCAAGGTGTCGAGATAGGGGACGAGCGGCAGGATCGCGGTCTGTGTCTCCGTCAGAACGCTCTGCGCCACCTCGACACCCGCTGCGCCCAGCGTGGCCACGCCAGCTGCGCCGCTGCCCTTCATCGTGCGGCTGTCTGCTAGGACCTCCCGCACGGGCGCCGTTTCCGCGGCGAACGCCGTCGCCCGCACCGGGAAGCGCTCGCCCCATTGCCGAGCCGGGCCGAGATCGATGTGCATGAAGCCAGAGCGGGGATAGTAGCCGAAGCCGAGGAAGCCGACGGCTCGGGCGGCGGCCTCGAAGGCGACCGGATCGTGGTTCGCCATGGCGATGTCGAAGGCCGTGCCGTCCATATGCTTCGAGCGAGGCGCGCCGCCGACGGCACGGTTGTGCGCCGGACTGCGGTAGGCCGAACGGACGATGAGCGGCTTGCCAACCCGATCGCGCAGCGCCTGGAGCTTGTCGAGCGCTTCTTCGTTGATCCGCAGGGAGCCGCTGCCTCGGCAGGCGATCTCGGCGGGGGAGAAATTCTTCCAGCGCCACGAGCGCTCGGGCACGTCGCGCCAGTGTTTGTAGGTCATTGTCGTCATGGCAGGTCTCCAGGCACAAAAAAGCCCGCTCCTCGACGAGGGCGGGCGGTGGTCTAATGGGTCGGGCGGATGGGCTAAGGCGTCGGTCCGAAGAGCTTCAGCTTGATGGCGATGCCGGCCATCAGGGCGAGCAGGACGCCGGTGGTGATCAGCCGCACAGCGGTCTGGACGGCCGTCTGTTTCGCGAGGCGGAAACCCGCGAGCAACGAGCGAAGATCGCGGATGTCCTCGGCCGCATCCTGGCCATCGAGGCCGACCTCATGCAGGGCGCGCCGCGCGCCCGTCTCGGCCGCGCGCTCCAGCAGGGCTTCAAACTCGGCGGCCGGCAGCGCGATCAGCGCCCCGCTGTCTGGTTCCTTGTCCATGACGCAATCCGGGAGTGATCAGAGGACCAGCGTGCCGGCCAACGTGAACCCGATCCCTGCGAGGGTGGCGTCGGGCGTCGATGGCGCGACCACGCTGAGCACCTGACCAGGCTCCAGCACGGTTTCGCTGGCGGCGATGAAGGTGCCGCTCGTGGCGGCGGCGGCGAAGCGCATGGTGGCGCTGCTCACGCCGTCGACCCGGATGTCGAAGTCTGTCTGGGCGGTTGCGGCGGCTTCGGCGCTGGCATGGCTGCCTGCAAGATCGATCTTCAGCCGGATGCGTCGCGCCACCGGCACCCGCGCTATCACCTCGTCCGCTGCCGGCTGCCCGGCCTTGTAGCCGCTGATGTCGGCCGGGGGATCGGCCGCATCCGCGGTCTCAACGACCTCGATCGCAAACCACGTGCGCTCGAGGCCACGCAGCTCCCCGACAGTGCCGACATAGACGGCCAGCTCGAACCAGTCGCCCGCCGATACCGGCAGGACCGCGCTCGCCAGATTGCGCATCTGGTTGGAGTAGCCGCTGTCGCCCCGCACTATGAAGGCCCCGCCGCCCAGCACGCTATTGCCGTTCTTGCGCACCTCGACCAGCTGACTGGTCGGCGAGGTCTGCCATTCGATGTTTCCGACGATCCGGACCTTCGTCACCCCGGCGGGAATGGTCAGGCGGGAGGGCTGGCCCGCATCCCAGAATGCATCGCTGTCGTACTCGGCGCTTTGCCATGGCACGGCGACGTAGACGCCGGTCGTCGCGACGCTGAAATTGGTCGAGCGTCGCAGCAGCGCACCACGGAAGGGCAGCAGAGCGCGGTTGTAGACGCCTACACCTGTGGCGCCCCACGCGGCTCCATCGAACTGGAGGACGTCGCCATTGGCCGCGCCGGCGATGGAGACGTCGGTGAGATCACCCAATGCGCCAGCGCCACCGCCGACACCGTAGAGATCGCTGCCATTGCCCTGAACCAGCACCGTCGCGCCTGGAACGATGACGACCTCTGCGCCGGAGCCCGCATATTTGGCGCGGACGTCCTGGCCGCCATTGGTGGCGTTTCGGATTGCGAGCCGCCGGTGATTGGCGGGCAGCGTCAGGGTCCGCGATGCAGTCAGCGTACCGGTGAGGATGATGAGGCCGTTACGGTTGGCTTGGGTGCCAGTCAGCGTCAGGTTGGCGTCGGCCATCGCTACCGACAGCGCCCGGTTCATGGCGTTGTCGAGGGCATCGACCGCGTCATTGATCGTGACCTCTTTCTGGTTCTGGGCGGCCGCGACATGGGTCACGGCCAGATTGGGGCTGGGCATCAGTTGATCTCCAATGTGACGGTGCGCGGGAAGCCGCGGCCCGCGACGGCGCTGATCTGGAAGACGGCGACGGTCAGGGACGACGGAACCACACCGAAGTCGGCGAGGATGTCGGCATTGGCGTAGACGACGTTTGGGCTCGTCGCGGTGAGCGTCCGCTTCACCGCGCCGCCAGGGGCGGAGAGGATGTCGATCTCGTAGGTTTCGGAGGTCTCGCCGAGCGGCACGAGGCCGGTGCCGTCCTTCAGCTCGCCGCCGATCCGCGTCCGCCGGACCCAGGAGAGGCTGATGTCGGCCGGACTGCCGGTCAGCGCCGCTTGGAGGTTCCAAGGCGCGTACGGCCTCAGGTCACGGCCCGAGTGGCTGGTGACCAATGTTTCCGCATCCTCGAAGATCGTGCCGAAGCCGACCGCTCTCCAGGACCGGGGGAGATCGAGATCGCCGAGCGAGGTGACCATGGTCTCGACATCGTCGGGGTCGAGGAGGACAAACAACTCGCCGGCCTCGTGTCCCTCCACGAAGACATCAGTGCCACGGCGGCCCCGCAGAAGCCCGGACAGGGTGCAGGAGCCGTCCGGGTTCAGCGTCACGTCGCGGAACTGGATGATCTCGGGCTCGCCGTTGGCCTTGAGGACGAGGGCCGCGTTGGCGCCGCTGAGCATCGAGTCCTGTGTGACGCTCTCCAGCCGTTCGCCGCCGGTGGTCATGAACACCGTTAGGCTGTTTGTCTCATCGGTCGCGAACGGGGATGTCGGCGTGCCGAGGGCATTTGCCGTGGCGCCCCAGGCCGCCTCGCTCAGGGATCGCCCGACCTGTGCCCACGCCGTGCCGTCGGCGCTGCGGTAGAGAGAGGCGCCGGGCCATCCCGCACCTCCGAAGCCGCCCATGAGGTAGTAGATCCGCGACCCCGACCCGCCGGTGTCATCGGTGTCGCGCAGCAGGGACAAGTCCGGCAGGATCAGCCGCGTCGCGGCCTGACTGCCGACGAATTGGACCGGTTTGCCGGAGCCGCCATCGGCAGCCACATTGGAGACGTAGGTGGCGGCAGCCTCCGAAACCCCTTTCACGGCGAGCGAGAAATCGGCCCCGACATCGAGACGGGTGATGCGGGTCCGGAAGGTCGAGCCCGAGGCAAAGACCACGTCCACGACATCGGTGGGATCTAGGCGCAGCCAGTCGGCCGGCAGCTCTGCTTCGTAAGCGCTGCGTTCGATCCACGCGCTGTAGAGCGTCTTGGCTGCGATCTGCTTGGCCGTCGTCGCATCAAGCGTAAGGGCCAGTTCCACGCTGGACTGGTTGCGCGAATGCATGGTCGGTAGCGGCAGGGAGGTGCGCTTTTCGCTCTGCGTGCCCTGCTGGTAGTCGGCTTGCGCGTCCATGTAGACGACGCTGACCCGTTCCGGCAGTTCGACCTCCTGCGTGCGACGCTCACGCCAGCTCTCGCCGGTCCGCTCATCCAGCGGCAGCAGAAGATCCGCTTCGATGGTCGCGGCGGGCGGTCGTCCCCGTGTCCGGAAACGCAGGGCATCGTCGCTTTCCGCAGCATCAAAGAAATAGGCCTGCGCAAGCGGCTCGATCGCGCCCCGCACGGTGGTCTGTCGCCCGATGACATAGCCGGGGACCGTCGCCCCGAGATCGGCGACGTCGATATCGGACAGACCAAGGCCGCCACGGGCGCAAAGGTCGGAGACGATGCCGGAGAGCGTCTCTCCACCACCACCGCCGCGATTGAGGAAGAGTTTCGCCCAGCCCTGGCTGCCGCGAACCAGATGCGTGTCGGTGACGGCATCGTAGACCTGAGCGCCGCCTTCGCTGACGGCGCCCGGCCAGATCTCATTGAGAACGAGAACGCCCGTGGCGGTGTCCAGCTGGATGACGCGCGTGGCCCGCATCAGCGTCCAACGCTGCCCGCGCAACCGGCTCTGACCGTAGTAAGGCCCTTCGTAGTTGATCTGGATCGGAACGACCGTCTTCCAGACGATGCCGGTGTCGCTGCGCCATTTCAGCGTATAGATCGCGCCGGGTGATCCCCCGTTCGAGATGCGCGCCTGAAAGATGACGCTGTCGTCTGTCGTGTCGTAGGTGAGCCCGCCCGCGCTGCCGTAGAAGCCAGTGGCGCCGCTCTCGACATCCGAGGCTGCGAAGGTGGCAACCTTCTCGAAGGTGACGCCGAGGGATTGGCCGGTGAGGCCGTCGTACCCTGCAAGCGCAGAGACCCGCAGGCGATAGAGGCTGAGGCTTCCATGGTTCGTGCTCGTCCCGCTGCCGAGGATCCAGCCATCCCCGAAGCCTTCTCCGACCGCACCACCAATGACGCCCCGAACGCGAGGCTCCGTGACGCTTTGCCCGGCGCCCCAGACATAGCTCATAGTGTCGGCGCGGATGAGTCCGACATCGTCGAAGAGCGATCCGGTTAGAACGAAATCGACGCGGCCAGAGGGGCCGTAAGCGGAGACCATCCCCATCCACGTCGTGGCGACGAACCGCAGGGTCGAATTGGTCAGGCCGCTGCTGGTGGAACCAAAGCGGCCGACTTCCTTGAGGGCATTCGGTTCGATGCGCAGGATCGGTCGTGAGTTGCTCGATCCGGTCACGACATAGAGGTGACCGTCCTCGCCGCAGAACAGCGTGCTCGGGAAGTTGTTCGGCGCGACGGCCGTGATGTCCGTCATCCGCGCCTGGCGGTCTTCTTTCATGGTCCGCAGGCTGAAGCGGCGGATCCCGGCCTCGGCGGCGTTGACGTCGCTGTCCAGGAAGTAGCCGTATCCGCGCCGCCAATCGACGGCCAGGTCGTCGATCTGGTAGGTTCCGAAATATCCGCCTTCGCCCGTCGTGATGAAATCGAGCAGCTGGTAGGGCTGCTGCGCCGCCCGCTGGTAGGTGATCTCAGCCGTAATGTTGGGGATGCGGTTGCCGAAGTCCGCGAGCGCCAGATCTTCGAAGACGATGGTGGCAAGACCCCGATGGGCGGGCGCGCGGCCCGCGCCGACGTGCGTTTCGATCAGCGGATCGGCCAGCTGATCCTCCGCCCCCGAATGGAAACGGAACTTGAGATCCGCTTTGGCGACGTCGGGGCTCGCGCCGGTCTTGTCGTAGATGAGTTTGCCGTCCGCCCAGATCCGAAGCACGTCCTCGGCCGGCCCTTCGCCGAAGCTGAGGGCGAAGGACGCGAAGTAGGAATACGTGACCGAGGTCTGGGTGGCTCCGCCGCCGCCCTTGCCGCCCGAGCGGGTCCGGGTGACGTTCTGCTGCTCGCGGATCCCGGACGACCAGATCATGTTTCCGGCCATGCGTAGGGTGCCGTAGCCGATGGCGATCGCTGCGCCATAGGCGGACGAGGAAACGGTCAGGTCGCCGAGGCGCGGTCCCTCGGTAGTGACGTTCTGCCCCTTGGCCGGGAACAAGAGGCTGCCGACCACCGAGCCGACGAGCCAGCCGGCCTGCCAGCCGACGCCGACCGCGGAGCCGAGCGCGGCCCCGCCCACTGCAACGAGAATGGCCATGGGAGGTCAGGATCCGGGAGAACGAAAGCGAAATGCGAACTTGATCTTGGCCGGCCATTCGCCGGCATAGGGTTCCTCGATCACCCGCCTGCGCGTCGCGTGCGCGTGCAGGAGATGCGGCCGTTCGAGCCTCTCCGTCAGAAAGCCGCAGTGGCAGGGATAAGCCTGATCGGCGAAGACGAGGACGTCGCCGGGCCGCGCTTGCGTGACGGCGACACCATCCATGTGCCCGCGAAAGTGCTCGACGAAGCCCTGTCCCTGCGCGCGGCGCCCATAGGCCGTGCTGTCGTGGTCGGCGAGTTCGAGCGCCCGCGCCACCAGCACCACGAGCCCTGCGCAGTCGACACCGGCGCGGCTGCGTCCCTGGTGCCGCCAGGGAACACCCAGCCAGGTCCGGGCCTCGGCGACGATCACATCGGCCAGATCCGCGCTCGCGCTGGCGGATGCTGATGGTGGGCAGTCAGCGTGCATCGGGATAGCTCATCATGGCGTCCTGGCCCGGCACGTAGGGCTCGCCGCGAAAGTTCAGGACGTTGGCGAACCGGTCGATGCAGGTGTCGAGCCGCTTGTCGCAGCCGGGATGAACGCGGAAGGCGTCGCCGGGCTCGATCGCGTATCCCATCGGCAGGAACAGCTCGATCCGCCCGCTGCCTTGGGTCCAGCCCTTGACTTCGATGGAGCGACCGGCATTGGCGCCGGTCTCCCAGGTCAGCACACCACCAGCAAACCAGCCATCAACCGCTCGTGGTTCATTGAGCGTGGCGTTGAAGATGGCCCGTTCGGTGACTGCCGTCACGATGCCCGACCGGCTCCAGGCTTCCTCGGCCTCGAAAACCGCGCCACCATCGGCCGTTTGCGTGCCCACGGTGGTGTCGAAACTCGGCTGCTGAGCTGCGGTCTTTCCGGCGGTCACGCACCGATAGACGCGGTTCTCAAAATCTGCGGAAGTCGGTACCGATGCCGTTGTGTCCGTAATCGTCGACACGACAGCATCGAAGGCCGCGTTCGACTGACTGCCGGCCGCGAGCTGATGCAGGAGCCGGAAGCGGAGAAACCTGGTTCCTACCGGCAGCTGGGCCTGCGAAACGCCCCGCTGAACCCAGCTGTCCTCGGGCAGGATCACCTCGAAGCCCGTGTCGAGAAGCGTTGAGAGCAGGTTCGACGAGCCGTCCAGAGCTTCGATGACGACCCGCCCCAGATCGTCCGGGAACGAATTCGCCTGGCTCACCGATGCGTCCAGCCGGTAGGCGTCGCCGTCGATCTGCAAAGGATCCAGCCCCGCGACGAGGAGGTCGAGTGACTGGGTCAGTTCCCCCGATGCCGAGCTTCCGCCTTCCAAATAGAAGCTGCCAACCGCAGGGGACAGACCGCCGTTGGCAGCGTCGTGCACGTCCCAGTCGCCGGACACCTTCGTCCATCCGGTGGGCGTGAAGCTGGAGCCGTCGCCGGCGCCATCCGCCTCGAAGCTGCCGTTGACGATCGGCAGTGCGAAGCTGACGGGCGTGCCGGTCGTACGCACGCGCACCACGTCACCAACGGAGTACGCCGTCGACCGGGCGATTTCTGGCGGATTGACCGGCACCTTGCAGCGATGATCTCCGAGATCGGCGCGGCATTCGGGGCTGTAGAGCTCGCCGATGCGTTGCTGCAGCGCTTGCGTCATGCCGCGCAGTTCAGTCCGGAAAATGCCCTGCTCGGTCAGCACGACCTCGCCGAACCAGCCGCGGCGCATCCGAAGAGCGCCCATGGCGGGATCCGCCCAGTTGACCAGGAAGATCCGTACCTCTGCCTGATCGAAGAGACCCGCGCGCAGCTCCTCCTCGGTGATCGCCGCGCTGTCGAAGACGCCCTCGACGTCGAGATTGTCGACGCTCAGGCTCGCATCATTGGCGATGGCCGTGCGCGAATAGCCGGAACTCGCCTTATAGACGTTGCCCTCGAACGACAGATCCCGGTCGTGGTCGGTGAAGAAGAACTCCTTGCCGCCAACGCGAGAGATGCGCCAGCAGGTGGCGAGCGTCGTCACCGGTCCAGCGAGGTGCGCCGCGAGGGCTGCCGAAGTCGATTTCATGGTCTGATCTCCAGCACCGGGATCTGGCCCCAACTGCCGAGCTGATAGGTTTCGATCGTGAGGTCCATCTGATCGCTGTCGAAGCGGACGGGCACGTCGAACTCGAGGTCCGCCGTCACCTGGACGCCGGATGCGGGGGCAACATTGAAAGTCACGAGCCCGGTCGCCGTATTGATGCTCCAGCCAGAGACCGCCTCGACGCCGTCGCGGTAGATCTTCACCGTTCCGGGAACGGGCTTGCTGATGACCCGGGTCTCGACCTCGCCGCCGCTCGCGTAGGTCTTCACGAGTTGGAACGTCTTGCGCGCGCCGTCGCCTTGCCCGAGCAACTGGGCCAGCGCCTGGTAGTCGGTCCAGTCCTTGAAGCGGAAGCCATAGGCACGTCCGCGTCGCGCGCGAAAGAAGGCGATGAGGGCGGCCACCTGATCGCGTTTCTTCAGGCCGTGCGCCACGTTCCATTTGCCCCGCGCGGCGGCCCAGTTGGCGTTGCGCCGCTCGTGTCCAGAAATCGTCGTCACCACGGTGGTCGAGTAGCCAGGGCCGCCGGAGGCCCCGTAGGAAATGTCCGGCGGGAACTGAACTTCGTGAAAGCCGCTCATCTGTCGATCCGTCAGAGATTGACCAGTTCAGAGATTACGTCGGGCCCGCTCCATGGCGCGGGCGGCGTCGGCGGCGATCTGCCCTTGGGCGTAGCGAAAGCTGCCGGCGTCCGGCGTCGAGATGTTCATCACCACGTTGACGGGCGGACGAGATTCACGGGTCGAGCCCATCGCTGCCAGCTGAGCCCGTGACAACACCATCTCGCCGCGCTGCAGGATCGCGGGCACCTCGTCGGCACGAAGCCCCGCAACGCCGCCGTCGTGGAAGCGCGGCGCGCCCGCAAAGGCGAGTGCCGGGACGAGCCGCTGCTGGGCGGGACCCCCGGCGACGCCGCCTTGATGGAAGATGCCGGCAAACAGCCCGCCTCCGCCGCCGAACAAGCCGCCGAACAGTCCTCCGCCGCTTCCGCCGAGCGCATTGGCAAGCGGCCCGAGGATCGCGGAACGAACAGCGATGCGGGTGATGTCGGCGAGGATGCTGTCGGCGAGTGCCTTGAAGTCGATTTTGCCGCCGGTCACGAAGCTGGCGATGGCGTCCTCGGCGCTGCGAAAGGCGCTGGTGAGAGCGCTGCCGAGACCCTTGCCCCAGTCCATCGCCTCGCTGGCATAGCGGGACAACTCCTCGCGAACCGCCGCCCAGCCGATTGCCGCCTGTGTGGCCGCCGAAGCCGCTGCCTCCCCGGCGGCGCGGCTTGCTTCCGCAGCGCGTGCGGCGGAACCGGCCGAGCCTTCGCCATCTCCTGCGGCATCGCCTCCGGCGCCGCCGATGGCTGCGAAGGCTTCATCAAGACGCTCCGTCGCGCCGGCTGCGTTGTCGATTTCGGTGTTTGCGCCCGCCATGGCCTCCCGGAGCGCCGCGATGGAAGCGAGGGGCGCGCCTGCCAGCTCTCCCAGCGCCGTCGCCGTCTCTCGTGCACTGTCGGCGGCAGCGCGCGCATCCTCGGCGAAAGCCGACAGGCCGAAATCCGGTGCCGCGAAGGTGTCCGTCTCGAACGCAGCGGCGAAGGCATCACGCGCTGCATTGCCAGCCCGGCTTGCGGCGCCCGCAAACTCGTTCTCGATCCGGCCGAGATCGACGTCCGGCACCAGTTCGATGGCCCCCTCGATGCCGATCGCCGCCAGACCCGCATTGACGCCCTCGATGAGCGAATTGATGCCGTCGACCGCGCCGTTCAGCATCGACTCCAGCCCGGCGATCAGCGCATTCGCCGCCTGGATCGTCAGATCGCCGATGGCCCGAGGCAGGTTGCTCCAGATGACGACCATCGCATCGAAAGCGCCCTGAAACGCCCCGATGGTGCGATTGCCGAAGGTGACGACGGCCTCGAGCGACGCCTGCAGCGCGTCGGCGATGCTCGCTTGAATGCCGCTCCAGGCGGCGTCGATGCGCGCTTTCAGGGCGCCGGCCAGCAGACCGATCCTGTCCCAGACCTCGGCCGCCACGTCGCCAAGAAGGCCGAGCGCGGCGCCGAAGCCGCCGGTCGCCTGCACCAGGCGACCGAACTGGTAGATCAGCTCCCCGGCAGCCACGATGAGCGCGCCGATCCCAGTGCGGATCAACGCGCCGCGCAGAAAGACCAGCGCGGTGGCAAGGCCGCGCACCGAGGCGGCAGCCACAACCATGCCGGCGACCCAGCGCCCGGCGATGAAGGCGGCGAAGGCAGCAGCGACCGAGGCGAGCCGACCGATGTTGTCGAACAGGAGCCGAATGCCCTGGCCAAGCGGATCGGTCGTGCGCGACATCGCCGCCAGCGCGTCGGCGACGGCTTCGAGGGCGGGGGCGGCGGCAACGGCGAGTTGGTTCGACAGCCCGCGCCAGATCAGACCGAGGCGGGAGATCGCATCGTTCGTCCGCTCGATCTGATCGGCGTCCTGTTCGGACACGACCACGCCGAAATCGCGAACGTCCCGTGTCGCCTGACGGAGCGTCGCCGTGTCGATCCGGGAGATGGCGATGCTGCCTTCCTCGCCGAACAGCTGACCAGCCACCGCCGCACGCTCGGCCGCGGGCACGAAGTCTTCGATCGCCTGATTGATACGACCGACGCGCTCATCCAGCGGCAGGGCGAGCAAGGCCGAGGCCGAGAGCCCGAGCCGTTCGAGCGCCGCGACGGCAGGACCGGTCCCGGCGGCCGCCTGGCTGAGGCGGCGGGTGAGGTCCTTGGTCGCCTGTTCGATGCCGGACATCGAGACGCCGGCCAGTTCGCCGGCGCGTTCCAGAACCTGAATGCTCTCGACTGTGGTCCCGAGCGACTGGGCGAGCTTGGCCTGTGCGTCCACGACCTGAAGGCCGGAGCGGATCATGGCCGCAGCGCCCGCGGCGAAGGCGGTCGCCGCGGCGGCGGCCGCGATCTGCACGCGCCGATAAAAGGCCGCGACACGGCTGTTCGCGGCGTCCATCTCCCGCGATAGCCGACGGAAGCCTTGCTCGCCCGCATCGCCGATGCCCTGCAGCTCGGCCCGGACTTCACGCCCCCCGACCACGGCAAGGCGAACGGAGACGCGTTTCTCAGCCATCTTGATCAGTCCTGATTTGCGCGTTCAGTCCGCGCACCATCATGCCCTCCACCTCGGGTAGCAGTTCCGCGCAGACGAGGGTGTCCACTCCAAGCGCGTGCGCGCAGGCGAGAGCGGCCGTCATGTCGAGGCCGAGGACCGCACCGGGGACGGCGCGCAGCTGTCCCGTGAGCTTTTTGGCGAGATCCCAGACCTGCCATCCTTCGACCGTCAATGGGCGGTTCAGGACGGCGGGGCATTCGCTGCAGGTGCCGCGGCAGGATCGGCAATACTGGTCGCCCCCGCTGAAGTGCCATTCGGCGAGGGCGCGGAGCCGTTTTTTTCCGCTTCCAGCAACAGGCCCTTCGACACGTAGCGGAGCTGGAAGGCCTCGAAGATCGGCAGGATGTCCAGCAGCGCGTCGATGCCTTCCGGTGTGACGGGCACCGGATCGCCTTCGGCGTTGCCCACCCCTTCCCATTCCAAGACGACCAGCCGTGCCAGGGCCTTGGCCATGGTGACCGCGATGGTTTCGTTCGACGCGCCTTCGGGCAAGGCTGCCACCGCCGGATCACTGCGGGCGGCCGCCATCAGCGAGGTGGTGAGGGGAGCGACGCGCACACGCACGTCATGTCCGAGGTCGAGCCAGGTCGGCTCGCGCGACAGGTTCAGGCGGATCATGGGAATGGCCTCAGGTGTAGCTCGTGACGTCGTTCAGGAGGTGGGCGCGCAGCATCGTGCCTTCGCTGTCATCGTAGGCGGCGCGCCAGTCGAAGCTCGCCTCGACCCCGCCGGGGCCGGAGACGGCGTATTTGGGTTTGGGCAGGAAGACGCGCGGCAGCTCGAAGCGCAGCGCGTAGCCCTCGGGGAAGGTGAAGCCGTAATCGAGTGCGACGGGATCGCCATTGGCGGCCTCGGCGACCAGCGTCGCGCCGTCGAAGCGCACCGACATCGAGCCTTCGGCGGAAGCGAAGGTTGGATCGGCCGCCTCGATCTTGCCGTCCTCGCGGATCACCCGCACCCGTTCGAGATTGTTCGAGAAGGTGAGACTGCCGCCGGTGACACCCGCCAGCGCCGATCCGCCGCGCCGGATGAAGCCGCGCCCTTGGCTGAAGCGGCGCAGCGAGAAAGCGTCAGGACTCCCATCGACGGTGGCGACGAAACGCTCCTCGCCCTGTGCCACGAGCTGGAGGCGGGCGTTGGCCGGCCCTTCCTGACCCATCTCGAAATTGATGCTCTCCATCACCGTGCCGAGGTGGCGAAAGAAGACCGGCGTCGTGAGCTTGGGGTGCCCGACCTCGATGGTGTAGCTCGGGATGTCGTCGGCGCCGCTTTCCCAGACATGGGCATAGCCGCCGCCGGTCAGCGTCGGTGCGGACACGGTCGCCGCCGATGCCGCGATGGTGAAGCTGTTGCCGGAAGGCCCGGCGACATCGAACGCGATGATGAGGGTCTGCGTGCTCGTCGGTCGAGAGTATGTGCACTTCGCGATCTCGGCATCGACCGATGCGTGGAGGTCGCTGACCAGCTGGTCGACCGTCTGCGTCGCCGTTCCCTGGATCTGCGTCTCCTGCGCTCCGGCCGTGCCGGAGACGAACGTCCAGACCGTGCCGTTCAAGGTGATCGTGTCGCCCGCCGCGGGATTGACGGCGAAGACGATCGAGCCGGAGGCGTTCACCGACGTCGTCACGGGATCGCCGAACAGGCCGGTCAGCCAGAAGCCGGTGCCGCGAAGGTCGAACGGGACGTCAAGTTGGCCCTCGTCGGTGATAAGGCCCCGGTAGGGATCCTGCGCGTTGCGCCCGCGCCCCAGCAGCGGGTCGTCCCCGAGTGGCTGGGCCGAAGAGAGGTCGGTCGATTTGAAATCGAGGCTCCGGTAGCCGGAGAGCGGAGCCACCCCGTAGCTCGCCTCGCGGCAAGCCTTCAGCGTGGCGTCCGCGCCGTAAGCGCGCACCTTGGGCATGGATTACTCCTGTTCTTGAAGATCAGTGGCTGAGCGGATCGCTCACCAGGTATTCGACCGTGACGACGAGCCGGGCGGTGAGGACCGGGGCCGCGCCCTCGATCGCCAGCGCACCGGTCTCGGGCGCCGACGGCGTCAGGTTCTCAGCGAGTCCGCCGAGGGAGGAATCAATCCTGAGCGCCATTCCGATCGATCCCAGAAGCGCATCGAGCGCTGCCTCGCCTCCGCCCGTCGGATCGTGGGGCACATAGACCTCGATCTCGATGCGATGGGCGTAGAACTCCGTGCGCGGATTGATCGTCACGTCAGGCTCGCCGGGATCGCCATCGCGCAGGATGACGAGACCGGTCGCCGGCACCTTTTCCGGCAGCACCTCGTTGCGACGCACGTTCGCGGCGAGCGCGATATCGAGGGTCGCGAAAAGCGCCGCGAGAATCTCTTCACGCCGGGACATCAGCGGCTCCTCTCATCGCCGGAAAACCAGTTGCGCGTGACAAGGCCGGGCAAGCGATCGATCCAGCGCTCCGCTGCGAAAGCGACATCGAGCCGTTTACGGACCGTCACCTGCGGCACCAGAACGAAGATCGGCACCGTCACAAGGCCCCGCCCGCTCCGCAACGCCGCTGCACTTGCTCGCGAATATCCGCCCCTCTTGCCCGTCCGCGCCCGCATATTGTCGGCGACGAGCAGAGAGGCAGCGTTGCGACGATAGACGAAGCGCAGCCGCTGCCCTATCCGCCGCTCCCATCCGCCCGGAGTGATCTTGCGGCCGCCATCGCCAAAGCGTCCGGCTGCAGCTGTGGGGATGGCGAGATAGAAGCCGTTCCTTGAGCGGATGACGGCGCCGTTCTCGTAGACACGGATGATGCCGGGCGCTTTCGACCAGACGAGCCCCGCCGCGCTGATGCTGTCCTGCCCCTTGGGATAGGTCTCGGACCGCCAGGTCCTGGCAAGTCGGGGACCGAGCCCCGCACTGGTGATCTGCGTCCTGAGCTCGGTCTTGAGTCCCTCCGCCGCCTCACCGACACCGGCCGTGACAGCCTCTTCGGCCGCCTTGACCTCCTCGGCCAAGATGCGCCCGAGGTCGCCAATGATGGTTGCGGACAGCCTCATACCGGTCTCAGCTCCACGCTCCAGACAAGGCGTTCGCTGTCGCGCACGGGCTCTCCCTGGACGACGTAGTTCGCGCCGTCGATTTCGAAGATATCCGCTTCCGCCAGACTCGTGGCGTCGTGCGTACGCACATCGCCAATGACGCTCTCAGTCCAGATGCGCGTCTCGCCGAAGCTCTCGACACGATCCGGCTGTCGCAAAACAATCCTGACAGGCACCGGCGCACCCGTGCTGCCTGCCCGCCAGATGGCATCCCGCGCGAGATTGGGATCGGCGAAGAGGTCGTCGATCGCCTCTGCGAAGATGCTCATGCTCAGTTGCTGGAGAAGATGCGCACGGCGAGACGCGGACGCTTGTTGATCGGCAGGATCGAGGCCTCGGTCTTGACCTCGATGGCGCTGCCGTCGGGTCGGGCGATCTGCCGCGCGTAAATCGGCAGGCCCACCGTGTTGACCGTCTCGATCAGGTTGGCCGGGGCGCCGTGGGTGACGAAGGTGTCGAGCGTGCCAAGCGGGAAGGCGATGCCCTCGCCGGAGGGGATCAGCGTTTCCGTTGCGCCGGTCGAGAGCGTGACGGTGGCGTTGTACTCCTCGAACAGGATGCCGGCGAAGGGAAAACGTCGGCGGGTGTCCTCGCGTAGCGGCTGCGCCCCGGTCGAGGAATAGTACTTGTAGGCCTCCTCGACCTTGGCGTGGCCGATCAGCTTGTCGAAGAACTCCGGGCTCACCATCGCCAGCACGCCCGTCATGGTCTCGCCCTTGAGCTCGGTTTCGACCTTGCGCAGAACGTCGCGCACCTTGCCCTGAACCTGGGTGCCGGCGGTGCCGAGCACGAAGTCCGTCTCAAGCTGCGTGAGCCCGAACTCGGTGAAGTAGTTGTAGAGCGTGGTGCCGGCGCCGTCCTTGACGATGCCGCGTAGCGCGTTGACCTCCATGTACTCGCGCGTCTGGGCGTGCTTGACCCGCATGCGCGTGAGCTTGCGCTCCATGACGGTGGCGAGCGGGTCGGCGGCATCGGCGACGCCGAAACCGCGCACGCCCTGGATGTCCTGGGGCGTGATCACGTCGTCGTGGGGAATCCACGGCACCGTGAAGGAGCGCATGGAGCGCGTGTCGCGGTTGGCGACGGTGGCCGGGCCGCCGAGCGGCACGGTGGGCAGGAGGTTCAGCACGCCCTCGGCCTGCTCGATGACGACGGAGCGCTGGGTCACGCCCTCGAAGCGGAAGAGGCCCATCTGCCCGAGCCGGGTATAGACGTTGGGCAGGATGTTGATGGCCTGGGTCATCTCGGCGAGCGAGTAGCCGCCCGCGTCGAACGGATTGATCATGGCGACCATGATGTCGAGTCTCCTTGGGATGGAACGGGCATGAAAAAGGCCCCGAAGGCGGACGCCTCGGAGCCGGTGACGGGTTGGGTCTGACGAGCGTGGATCAGGCGGTGTCGCGTGGCACGATGCCGGCAGAGCTCAGCTCGGCGTGCTTGACGGCCGTCTTGGCCGCGTCATCGACGGAGGCGTCGAAGACGAGCACCGCCTTGGAGACGATCGCCGGGCCGCGGGCAACCACGAGCCCGGTCCTGTCGCCGGCCGTTGCGTCGACCGCCTCGATCAGGACGGCCGTTGCGACCTCCGCACCCTCGTCTCCGAGAACCTCGGCGTCCGGCGACAGGCGGTACTTGCCCGACGCGGTGATCTGGCCGAGGGCGGATCCGAGCGCGTAGTTCGTGCCAGCCTTGAGGGTCACAGCCTCGCGGCAGTAGCTCGCATTGAGCTCGTATTTGAGCAGGTCGCCAAGGGTCGGCGACATGGTGAGAACGGTCATGATGATCCTCCTTGTCGTCAGCTGCGGTTGGCCGAGGCGCGCTCACGCGCACGACGCACGATGGGGCTTTCGCCGCCGTTCGATGCTGGCGAGCCGGCCGGTGACGGCGCCACGGCGACGACAGAGCTCGCCTCGGCGCGTGCCGCGAGGGCGTCGAGGATGGAGCTTCGCAGCGCATGAGGCGCCACTCCCTTCGCCATGGCGTCGGCGGCGTCGATGGCGACGCCCAGCCGGGCGCCTTGGGCGGCGATGGCGGCGATCTCCGCATATTCGGCGCGCAGCCGCTCGGCCGTTTGATGCGTCTGCGCCTCCGTCGCCGCTGTCGCCTCCGGCGGCACGGCGGGCGCCGCTGGTTGCGGCGTTCCGAGAGTTTCCGGATCGGACGCGTTCGTCTCCTCGACATCCGCGTCTTCGGCAGCCGGGTTGTGGTCGAGTTCTACTGTCATTGCGGTCTTTCTCCTTGAGGGTTGATGAGCGCGGGCGCGTTGCGGTGCGCCCGTGATGAGGCTTGGCGGGTCCAGCGCCCGGGCGAGATCCACAAGAGCGAGATCGACAGTGCCGAGCTTGTCGGCCAGGCCGGCGTCTATGCCGCGCTGACCCCGATAGATCGCGGCTTCGGTGGCGCGCACGGCGTCGGGACTAATGTTCCGATTGCGCGCCACCAGGGCGACGAGGTCGGCATGGAGCACGTCGACATCCGCCTGGATCGCCGAAAACGCCGTATCCGAGAGCGGTTCGTGGGCATTGCCGTCGATCTTGCGGTCGCCCGCGTGAACGAGCGTCCATTTGAGGCCGGCCATGACGTCGGCGACGCTCTCCTCAACATGGATGGCGACGACGCCGATGGATCCGACCTCCGCCGTCCGGGTGACGTAAAGGCGGTCCGCCACGCTGGCGATGGCAAAGGCAGCAGACAGCGCGCTTTCGCTCGCGACAGCCCAGAGCGGCTTCTGCGCGGCTTCGCGCAACGACACGAGGCGATCGACCAAGTCGAAGAGACCGCCGACCTCGCCGCCCGGCGAGTCGATCTCCAACAACACGGCCCGCACAGAAGGATCGGCCAGCGCGGCTTCCACGGCGGAGGCGATCTCGCCATAGTCGCTGGCGCCCAGAAGACTGGTCAGCCAGTCGCCACGCGTCACCAACGGTCCGAGGATCGGCACCACGGCGATACCGGGACCGGTAACGGAATGGCTCGCCACCGGCGGCGCATCGCGGGCCGGAAGCATGGCCTGGCGTGTATCGAGCATTGGGCCGGCGGCGAGCAGGCCGTCGAGCGCCCGCGGGGCGATCGCCAAGGGCCGGCCGCCGAGCCGGGTGAGCAGCGGAGTCAATCGCGTCATGGAAACCTCAGTCGGCGGCGACGTTCGCCTGGTTGTCCGCTGGTGCTGCCTCTTGAGCATCGGTCATCAGTTTCGGGTCGGATGAGGCGCTGCCGAAGGAGAGGCCAAGCTGACGCTCTCGCGCACGATCCGCAGCAATCTCGGCATCGACCTGATCGGCGTCATAGCCGCGCTCGGCGAGCGCCTGCGTCCGGCTCTTCAGCCCCGCCTCGATCTGTTCGATCTCGGCGCGGGCGTCCTTCAGCGGATCGACCCAGTCCCATTTGGGCGGCAGCCAGGAACAGCCGAGCCAGGCGCGCCGCTGCTGTTCGTAATCGGGCAAGGCAATCGCGCCCGCCATGACCGCCGTATCGACCCAGCGCGCCCAGACCCGTCGGCAGATCTGCCAGACCATGACCGAGTGCTGATAGGCCTCGATGCGGCGGCGAAACTCGAGGAGCGCGAGCCGCGAGTTCGAGTAGTTCGCTTTCAGCATGTCGTTCGACAGATACGCATACGGAATGCCGAGCGCCGCCGAGACCTGCAGCAGCGTGCGGTATTGGAACGGTTCGTAGGTCTGGCCAACATCCGCCGGCGCCGAGGTCTGCACCTCCTCGCCCGGCTCCAGCATCACGATCTGGCCGGGCTGCAGATCCATCGTCCGCTCGCCGCCTTCGTCGCTCTCGGCGATGTCGAAGGGCTCCGCCGGCGCCGGTGTGGTGATGAACAGCGCGTGCATCGCCGCGACCTTCTTTCGGTCGAGCTCCGCGTCGTCGTACTGGTCGAGCAGGAACAGCTTCACGATGCCCGGCGCGAAGCGGGAAATCCCGCGCAACTGCCCCGCATCGACCGGATCGATGACGTGGATGACCTCGGATGCCGGCACCCGCACCGTCTCGCCGGAGAGGCCCGGATCGGTCACGTCGCCCGGATGGCGGCGCAGGAAATGGTAGGCCACACGCCTGCCGATACGGTCGAATTCGATGCCCTGGCGAATGACATTGCCGCCCGCCACCTGCTCATTGCGCGAGAGCGGCAGCATCTCGGAGGGGATCATCTGCAGCTGCAGCGGCACCATGAGCCCGTCCTCGGGCCGGCGCGGACGGAAGCGGAAGAACACCTCGCCGGCAATGAATACCTCGCGCGCGGCGCGCCGCTGCTGGCCGTAGAAATCGGTGAACCCCTCGGCGTCGCTGTCGTCGGTCCAATCGAGCCAGAGTCGCTGCACGCGCGCCTTGAGATCGGCATCGGCGATCAGGGACGACGGCTTGATGCCGTCGCCGACCACATTGCCGGCCCAACTCTCGATGGCGTTCGCCGCATAGCCGTTGTTGCGGACCAGCCATCGGGCGCGCGCGGTGATGTCGGCACCGGCGGCCGCGATCAGCGTGTTGAGATGCGCCCGGCTCGGCTGGAAGTGCCGCAGCCTTCGGCTTCCCTGTCCCGCTTCAAAGCCGCCCACCAGAGCGCCGATGCGGCGGCGCCACCGTGTGATCGATTCCAGCACGAGTCAGAGCCCCTTGCTTGCCGTCGTGCGAATGATGCGACGGCGCGCGCCGGTTTGCTCCTCGGCGATCCGCCGTTCGAGGTCGCCGAGGGCGGCCGCCATTTCGGCATCGCTCGCATAGGTGATGCGGCGCCCCTCGACCTCGACGGTGCGCACGCCGCGCCATCGGGCGGCGAGCAGCGCATCGCGGCGCGCGATCATGTCCTCAAGCGTCATGGTCTCGGTCTCAACTCAGATAGCTGGGCGTGAACACCCGTCGGCCGCGCCGGGCTGGTGCTCGTCGCACCAGACCCGCGGAGGCGATCTCTGGCGCGCCGGGGTCAGAGGCCGTGGTCTCTGGCGCCGCTGTGTCGCGTCGATCGAGCGAGCCGACCTGGCGTTCGAGATCACGCCATTTCTCCTCGCCCCAGCGGTCGGCGCCGGCGATCCAGGCGGCGGCTCGCGCATAGACCCGGCAATCCAGCGCCTCGTTGCGTTCGCGCAGCTTCTGCCATTCGAGCCGCTGAAACCCGCGCCTGGTCTTCACCGTCACCAGCTGCTCGGCGACGAACTGCTTGCACCACTCGCTGTCGGCCCAAGCCGGCAAGTGGATGGTCCCTGCAGGAAAGCGCGCGCCTCCGGCACGCTCCTCGTCGGTCGGCCGTTCGAGCCGGAGGTAGCGATAGGTCTCGGCCTTGAAAGTCGAGACCGCGACCGACCACAGCCGCGCGCCGCGCCGCAGTCGCTTGCCGCCGGCTGTCGCATCGACAAAGGTCGGCCCGGAGACCGGGCTCGCCCGGTTGAAACCCTCGACACCCTTGACCGGCGCCACCTGCGCGAAGCCGGCGCGCCGGGCCCAGCCGTAGACCGACGGCGCCTCGAAGCCGGTGTCGATCGCGAGACGCGACAGGCCCATCGCCACCCCAGAGGCGTGCGGCCAGGTGCGGCCCAAGAGACCGTCCAACGCGGACCAGGCGGCGGCATGTTCGGGGCCGCCCTCGATGACGATGTGGTCGACGAGCCAGCTCTCCAGCCCGCGCCCCCATGCCCAGACATCGACCTCGATGCGATCCTTCTGGACGTCGGCGCCGGCGGTGAGAAACAAACCACCCATCGGCACCGTGCCGGCCGGCCAGCTCTCCCTGCGATCGTAGAGCCGCTGCCAGTCCGGCGCTTCACCCGTCTCGACCCAGGTTTCGCCCAGCGAGGTGTTGACGAAGGTCTTCATCGCCTCGTCGCCGTGATCCTTCGCTGACAGAAAGGTGCGCACCATGGCTTCCAGACGGACCCAGGAGGAGTAGACCTCGTTCAGGTGAAAGCCGGCGATGCCATCGAAGGCCGCCTCGGCCCGCCATTCGCCCCTGCGTACGGCGGCCCAGCGTTCGGCGTCGCTCCAATGCGCGCCACAATGGCGGCATTGGTATCGCGCGGTCTCCGGCCGGTGGGCGCCGTCCGCCTCGCGGTCCCAGCGAACCTGCTCCCAGACCAGCGTTTGATGCTCGCCGCATTCCGGGCACGGCACGAAGAAGCGGCGCCTGTCGCTTTCGGCATAGGCGGTCTCGATCCGGCTCGCGCCACGGATGGTCGGCGTCGAGACCAGGACGATCTTGCGGTTCCAGAAGGTGACCGTGCGCTTCTTCGCCAGATTGACCGGATCGCCCTCGGCGCCGGCGCTGAACGGATAGCGGTCGACCTCGTCGCACAGGAGGATGCGGATCGGCCGGCTGGCCAGCCCCGAGGGTGCATTGGCGCCGACGATGGTCAGATGCCCGCCGGGAAACTTCTTGTGCAGGATCTTGTTCGAACCGTCCCGCGACTTCGGATCCGAGATGCGCCCATGCAGACAGGGCGTATCGCGCGCCATCGGCGAGAAACGGTCCTTCGACCAGGTCTCCGCATCGCGTTCCGTCGGCATCACCACCATCACCGGCGCCGGGTCCTGGTCGATGTGGAATGCAACGGTGTTGAGCAGCACCTCCGTTTTGCCGGTCTGGCTCGACGACATCACGACGACGCTTTCGACCGCCGGATCGGAGATCGCGTCCATGATGCCGCGCTGGTAGATGGCCCGCTCGGTGCGCCAGCGGCCGGGCTCGGCGCTGGCTTCGGAACTCAGGCGGCGCCTGGCGTCGGCCCACTCACTGATCGTCAGGGTCGGCGGCGGCGCCAGGATCGTCAGCGCCTTGCGCGTCGCCTGCGCCAGCCGCGCCGGCCCCTTCAGCATCAACGGCGATGGCCGGGAGGCTGGCGAGTTCCGCGAGCGCTTCGGTGATCGCGTCGCGGATCTGCGCGCGCGTGCCGGCAATGGTGGACTCCTCATGGACCAGCGGCGCCAGCCTGTCGGGCAGGACCAGCAAACGCGCGCGCAGGCGGGCCAGCACGGCGATCCACGCCTCCTCGACCTGAGCGGCCGGCAAGAGGTCGCCGCGCCGGACAGCTGCGTCCATTTCGGCGAGATCGGCCTTGGCCTTGATCAGCCGGGCGCGCTCGACACCGAAATCCGCGGCGCCCGTCTGCGACCGCGTCGCCAGCTCGCGCAGGTAGCGCACATAGCCGCGCACCGTGCCGACGAGGTCGTAGCGCCCACGTTCGGGGCCGGTGCGAGCTGACGCCGGGATGATCCCGTCGCGCGCCAGCTGCTGGACCCGCCTTTCGGTCAGGTCCAGGAGCCGGGCGATGACCGCGATGGGTTGGGTATTGGTCGCCATGAACGGGGGCCGCTCCCGGGCAAGATCAGGTCATGTCGGGAGCCCCGCTATCACTGCAGAAAAAGCAATGAAATGATGCACTTATCGACTTGATGAGGGTGCCGATCAGAGCCTGTATGGGGTCACCATCAAGCGCTGGAGACCGTCATGACCAAGTCCCGAAACACCGCTTCCGCACTCGACGCTTTCACCGCCAAGAAGGCGGAGATCGACGCGATGCTGGAGCGCATTCAGGCGCTGAGCGACGACCATTTCGACACCAGCCCCGACGAGATCAACTGGGGCCATGTCGGAACGCTCAGCCACTACGCCGAACTCCTGAAGCGCATCACCGACGCCGCCTTCAAGGAGGGCGAGCACGCCGATTAGGCGCACTGCTTCCCGGCTTCGCCCCGATGGGCTCGCCCTCGGGGCTCGGGGCAGTAGAAGGTCCGCGATGGTCGCGAGCCTCGCCTGAATAAGGATTGCCCCATGACCAAACTCTCCGACACACAGACGATCGTCCTCAGCGCCGCCGCACAGCGCGCGAACATGCTGGCTCTACCGCTCCCGAAGAACCTCAAGGGCGGCGCAGCGCAGAAAGTGATTGCTTCGCTCCTCAAGCAGGGCCTGCTCGAAGAGATCGATGCCGACACGCGCATCGGCGAACACATCTGGCGCGAGACCGGCGACGGCCACGGCGTCACACTCGCCATCACCGAGCACGGGCTCGCCGCCATCGGCATCGAGCCGGAGGCCCCGCGTGACGCTGCGGAGTCGACGCAAAGCGATCATGCTGCCGTCAAGACGCCATCGAAGCCAAATGCCCGCGAAGGCAGCAAGCAGGCCCAGCTGATCGCCATGCTGCAGGGAGCAGACGGAGCAACCGTCGCCGAGATCGCCGCCGCATTCGGGTGGCAGCCGCACACCGTGCGCGGCGCCATCGCCGGGGCGCTCAAGAAGAAGCTCGGGCTCGACGTGACCTCCGAGAAGGTCGACGGACGCGGTCGGGTCTACCGCCTCAGCCGGGAGGGCTGAGGCTATGGCAAGGATCACCATCCACGACCGTCTCGTCGCCGCCCTGCAGCACCGAGGCGAAGCGATCATCGCTGATGCACGCTCGACCCGCTACACGGTCCTCACGCGAACGCGCCGGGAAACCGGCGAGCAGGTCGGCTTCTATTTTGTCGGCCGTGCCGGCGCGCTCCGGGCCGGCCGCACCGTGGGCGAGAGCCGGCCGATGGGCGCCGACTTCCGGGCGAAGCTGCTCGGAACGACCACCCGCTGACACGCCATCCTCACTGAGCCGCCGCTGCCCGCCATGGGCGGCGGCGTTTCGCTTATGCATTCCAAGAGCGCATCCTCTCGAACATGCGCCGCACGGTATAGCTGCGCGCCACCGATACCAGCGTGAACAGAGCGCCGATCAACAGATTGTCGCTCAGGGACGCCTGCAGATCGAACAGCGGGAATACCGCGATCTGGGTCAGCACGGCCACGCCGTAACCGATCGCGACATTGCTCAACGCCTCGATCAAGGACATTCGGCGGGACTGCATCATGCGGCGTCCTGATCGCCGTCACGAGCGCCGATGCGCTCGGTCTTCACCTTGTCGAAGCTGCGATTCTCGCCCTCCAGCCTTGCCGATTTCCCCGTGAAGGCCTGCCAGCGGTTGACGATCACGTCACAAAAGGTCTCGGAGAGTTCGAGGCCGTAGACGCGTCTCCCCGTGCGCTCGCCCGCGATGATCTGCGAGCCCGAGCCCGAGAAGGGCTCGTAGCAGATTTCCCCCGGCACGGTGTGCAGCTCCATCGGCAGCGTGAACACGCGCACCGGTTTCGAGGTCGGGTGCTCGCGCGTCTCGATCTCGCTCGACGGGATGGACCACACCGTCGTCGGCCAGTTCTCGAAGCCTTCGCGATTGACGCGCGGCTTGTTGCCCGAGCGCCAGCCGAACAGGCAGGGCTCGTGCGCCCACAGCATGATCGAGCGCGTGAGCACCGGACGGCTCTTGGCCCAGATGATCTGCTGGTGATGCAGAACGTCGAACTTCGACCAGCAGGCTTCCAGCATCGCCTGGCGCCGCGAGGCATGCCAGCAATACCAGGCCGCGTCCTCCTTGATGGCGCAGTCGATGGCGACCTGCATGAACGCTTCATAGAACTGCGGCCCCTGAGATGAATCGTCCCAGTGCTTCTGCTCGATGTAGTCCTCGGACCAGTCCTTGTTCGCGATCTTCTTGGCGCGGGCGGACGCGTTCTTCTTCGTCGGATGGTTGGTGCCGTCATAGTCGACGAGATAGGGTGGATCGGTCGCAAACAGTGCGGCGCGTTCGCCGTTCATCAGGCGGGTGACGTCCTCGACCGAAGTCGAGTCTCCGCAGAGCAGGCGGTGGTCCCCGAGGATCCAGAGATCGCCGCGGCGGGTGACGGGCGTGGCGGGCGGTTCCGGAACCTCGTCTTCGTCCACCAGCCCCTCGCCGGGCGCCTCGGCCAGGAGACGGGCCAGTTCGTCGTCCTCGAAACCGGTCAGCGCCAGGTCGAACTCGTCGAGCTTCAGATCGGCCAGTTCGAGCTTGAGCAGCTCGTCATCCCAGCTCGCATTCTGATGCGAGCGGTTGTCCATCAGCCGGTAGGCGCGCAGCTGCGCCGGCGTCAGGCCATGGGCGACATGCACCGGCACGCTCGTCATGCCGAGGCGCTTGGCCGCCTCGTACCGGGTGTGGCCGACGACGATCACCATGTCCTCGTCGACGACGATCGGCTGTCGCCAGCCGAACTCGGCCAGCGAGGCGGCGACCGTGGCGACAGCCTCCTCGTTGCGGCGCGGGTTGCGCGCATAGGGCACAAGCTTGTCGATCGGCGTTTCGACGACGTCCATGGTCGGTCCGGTGCGATGGGTGAAGGATCTGATCCGGCGGTCGCGAAAGCCCGCCGTTGTGCTGCGCCGGCGAAACGGGTCCCGCTTCGTCAATGCGCTCGAAACGAAACGCCCCCGACCGGCGGCTTCGCCATCGCCGAGGCACGCAGACGCCTAAGTGTTTGGATTCACGAGCGCGAGGATGCTGGCGAAACGAAATGGCCTATTTCGGCGCCGTCACTGGGCAAGCGTCGCGCCATTGCCGCCAGCATACGATTTCGGCCAGGGAGGAACCGTGCATCGCCGGTCGGTGGTCGTCGCCGCACGCGGCTCGCCCGAGCATACCCGAGAACTAGCCCAAATCGCCGATCTGTGTCTCGCCGGGAAATGTCTCAGCAAAAATTGTCTCACGCATCAAAATGAACTTGACGACCGCACGCGGTCGACGAGGAAGGCGCGCGAGCGCTTCGCCGGTACTTTCTGTCCGTTGAGCTTCCAGGTGATGACGCTGAGGCTGTACTCCCAGCGACGGCACGCGGTGGCGCGGGAGATCCCAAAGCGCCAGCAGATCGGCTTCCACGGCGTGCCCTCGGCGCGCGCCCATACAAGCCGGGCATCGTCGGGTTCCAGCCATCTAAGCCAGGGCAGCGTCGCCTCCATGCGGCTGATGGCGTCGGGCAAGGGCGGCGGACGCTTCATGCACGGCGGCTCCTGACCGACGAGATCAGCGAACTCATGCACGATCTTCGGCCACACCGAGAAGTAGCCCTGCACCCGAACCTCGGGCAGACGCATCATGACGTCGGCAGCTTCGATCAGCCGTTCCTCGACCTGTTCGCGAGTCCAATCAGCCATGCCGTTGCTCCGTCGGCTGGCGCCGTCCGCCATAGAGCTTCTCGCCGAGCTGGCGAACGAGTTCTCGCTCGGGCCAGGTGAGGCGCGGATCGGTGGGGCTGACGACGAGGAGGCCCTGCTCGCGCCAACCCTCCCGCTTGACCTCTTCGGCCGACCGGCGTTCGCCGCCATATCCTTTCGGCAGCCACCTCATCGTCCGACCTCCTGAAGCACCGCTGCATAGCCGGCGATGTCGAGGATCGAATCCTGATGCTTAGGATCGTGCGCGAGCCGCGCCAGCTTCAGATCGATGAGGCAGAGCACGACCTCCGCTGGCGTGATGGGCCGACCGAGCGTGATCGACCAGCGTCTGGCGACCACGGCCATCGCGGCGGCCGGATCGCCATATATCTTGCGGCGCTCGGCGACGACCGACGCGGCATGCCTGAGCATCGTCTCCCCGCTCATCGCACACCTCCATCGGTCTCGATGGCCCAGAGCAGAATGGCGATGGCGTCGGCTTCATTGTCGTCCGCGGGCGAGAAGCCGCGCGCGCGAACGGCAGCCATGACGGCGGCCTTGTCGGCGTTGCCCTTGGCGGCGACGTGCCGCTTGATCGTGCCGACGGGAACGCCCTGATAGGCGATCGCGTGGCTCTCGCACCAAGCGCTCAGCGTCGCCAGAAAGCCGCCATAGAGATGGGCCGCGTCAGTGCCGATATGGCGCCGGACCTCCTCGAAATAGATCGCCGCGAGACCGCCGGCGTCGGCAGTGATCTGGTCCAGCCAGCTCCGGAAGCGCAGGTAGCGCATGCCGCCACCGTCATAGCGGCTCGGCCGGAACGAGACCGTGCCGCTAGTGATAAGGCCGTCATGGCTGCGCAGTGCCCAGCCGGTCGTGGTGCCGAGGTCGAGGCTGAGAATGGCGCGCCGCGCATGAGCCGGATGCGGGCGGAATGCGGTGGCTCCCGCTTCGGCGGGGCCGGTTTCGATGGTCGAAATCATGAGTGTCTCCAAGGCGCGCGGGCAAGGGTCGGCTTTCGGATCGAAGACCCATCGCGGCGGACCGGTCGCTGCGGCCGGGAGACGGCCGAGTTGACGGAGCATGCCCATCAGAGCACCTCCTTGAGCCAGTCCGGCGCAGCGCCGTTCGGGGAACGTGGTGAGGGATGTTCCCCCGCACGTTCCCCGGTGCAAGCCGTTGAGGAACAAGCGCTTTGGGAAGGTGACGAAGGTGGGGAACGTTTTTCCCCATCCTCCATCGCGTGGGCGCAGCCGCGCACATGCGTTAGTGTCGAAAAACGTTCCCCATGTTCCCCACGTTCCCCGGAGCCTTTTGTTTCAATGGGTTGTGCCGGGGAACGTTGGTTTTCGACGTTCCCCTCCTCGCCACAACGTTCCCCGCCCGATGCCGCGACACCTTGCGGAAAACGTTCCCCACGTTCCCCTTCGATTGTGAGCTGCCAGCGCTTGGCCTGATGGGAGACCCCCAGCGTGCGCACGCGCATCTTGCGGCCGTCGATATCGAAGACCCGGTCGCGCATGCGGGCGAGCGCCTTGCCGAGCCGTGTGCGCTGTGAGCGGTCGCCCCCGGCGCCCAGCGGCAGCGGGGGCTCGCAGGCCAACGCCACCTCGTAGAGATCGCCGGTGCCGACCTCCGCCGTCCCGAAGCGGTCCCACCAGGCGCCGATGAAACTGCGCCAGATCGCGCCCTCGCCATCGGCGGCAGCGAGCATCTCGTCGAGGTTGGCGAGAAACCCTTCGATCCCGGCGACCTCGAGGACGCCGCCCATGATGCGCGACCAGCTCTCGTAGCTCCCGATCATGCGCGCGCCCCGTGGCCTGCCGGCGGCCAGCCAGGCCCGGCACAGCGTAAGGCAGGCCGCGACGAGGCGCGGCCGGTTGGCGCGAACCCAGCTCATGAGATCGGGGTGGCGGAACCCCTCGCGCCGCCAGGGTTGATCCACACGAGCATCGAGCCGGATGCGCACGATGCGGCGCGCCATCTCGTTGGAGAATTCGGGATTGTTGCCGGTCGCGATCCAGACGCAGCGGATCGGCAATCGCGTCATCTCAGACGCCCCGAGAATGCGGTCCTCCCAGAAGGGCGCGGTGAGCGCTGCCGCAAGCGCCGAGGAGTCGAGCGTGTGACGCAGATTGTCGATGAGCACGATCGAGGGGATCTGGCGCAGCTTGGCGGTCAGCCGCTTGCGCCACTCTTCATCGTCGCGGCCCTCGGTCATGACGGAGGCGCCGACACCGGTGAGCACGGTCGCGATTGCGTCGACCATCAGCGTCGCACCGGTGCCGGGTGTCGGCTTTTCGATCAGATGGAGCGGCGCCGGCGCGTCAATCATGGCGCGAAGAAAGCCGAGAAGCATCAGGGCAACGGCATGCGCCCGCTCCGCGTGGCCGGTGAAGGGGAACTCGCCCAACATGTCGTCGACGATGAAACTGCGCGCGGTCGCGATCTCCGCCGGCGACGGGCGCTCCGGCACCTGCGGCACGGCAAATCCCGGTGTGGGCTGGTAGAGCAGTCGGGCATCGGGGTGGTAACCGGGCTCGGTCAGGAGCGCGCCATTGCGGCCGAAGACCGGCGTGGTGACGATCCCCGCCAGCACCGGCAGGCCCGGGTCCGGCGTCGCCAGCAGCGACTTGATCAGCGGCGTTGGTGGATGCGCGGGGACGAGATCGCCGTTTCGCGCCAGACGCCGCCAATCGGCGAGCTTGGCCAGCATGTGGCGCAGGCGCTCTTCCGTGACGGGCCGGGCCATGGGCAGGCCGTCATCGTCATGCACGGCCCAGGTCGGCATGCCGCCGCTGCGAAAGAGCCAGGGCGTCCTGTTCGACGCGAGCAGCAGACTCCAGCTGCGTGCGTGGGCGCGGGCGAGATCGCCCTCATCGGCGCGCAGTTGCGGCAAGCGGCCCGGCGGCTCGACGAAGCCGATCGGACGGTTTCGAGCGCCATCCTGCGCATCCGTGCCATCCACCACTGCATACGGCTCGGCCGCGTCGATGATCTGACGGACCGCGTCCGCGCCGTCGCGCAGCAGGACGTCGTTGAAGTCATCGCCTTCCGCTCGCGGCAGGGCGATGGCGACGCTGCGGCCTTCGGCCAGGAGACGCCGCGCCGCCGCCTGGGCGGCACGAAGGCCCGTGCCCGACGCATCGTGGTCGGCGAGCAAAACGACACGCCGGGCCTCTGGCGGCAGGACGATCTGTTCGAGGTTGGTGGCCGAGAGCGTCGCCCATACCGCCATGCCCGGGCAGGCCGTCATCACGGCGAGCGCCGTCTCGATGCCTTCGCTGAGACCAAGGACAGCGTCGCCGCCGATCGAGGCCAGCCGCACGGCGCCACCGCCGACGCGGCCCAGCATCTTCTTCGGCTTTTCAACCTCGGCTTTCGCAGCCCCATCCGGCCGCAGGTAGATGCGGTGCAGGGCAACCACGCTACCGGCGCGGTCGCGAACCAGGCCGACGATTGCTGGGAACCCGGTCCTCGTATCCCAATGCGCGAGATCCGGATGGAACAGGAGGTCGGACGGTGGCGGAACCGTGAGACCTCGCGCGCGCAGATAGGCCTCGCCCGGCGTACCGGCGATCGGGAGGGCCCGCGAGAGGATGATCTCGATTTCTCGAGCAGAGTCTTTCTCATGTTTCGCGGAAGCCGCCGAGGGTTCACGCCGGGCTGGCGCCGCAGCCGACCATCCGACCAGATCGGCGGCATAGGCAAAAAGATCGCGGCCCTTGAGGCCGGTCGCCTGTTCCAGCGTGCTTAGCGGCCCGCCGCCCTGGCCGCCGTCGAAGTCGATCCAGTCGCCGGCGTGCTCGCCTCTGAGCGTGATCACGCAGGAGCCGTTCTTTCGCGGCGCAGCGCCATTGATGTTGGCGAGGCGCCATTCGTCGCCGTTGCGACGGCCGTTCGGAAAGTGCTGCGGCACCCAGGCGCCGGTCCTGTCACGCAGGCCGGCCACGATGGCCTCGAGATCGTATTGAACCGCAGGCGTTCTGGCGGGTGCGATGTCGTTGAAGTCAATCAAGGATCACCAGCCCTTGCTCCGCGCGCGTAATGGCGGTGTAGAGCCAGCGGGCGCGGTCCTCGGCGGTCCGCCCGAGACCGTCGTCGTAGACGATCACGTTCTCCCACTGCGACCCTTGAGCCTTGTGGCAGGTGATGGCGTAGCCCCAGACGCTCTCGACAAGTCCCCGCATGTCACGCCAATCGCGGCGCAGGCGCTCGGCGTCGTAGGCTACGTGGTCGTCGAAATGGCCCTTGTAGAACCACTGGCGGCCGGGGACGCTCGTCCCGTCCTCGGTGCGCACCGACGCGCTGAAGGCGAGCGGGCTTTCGTCGCGGATGTCCGACAGGTCGAGGAACATGCCGTTGACGAGACCGAGATCGTGCCGGTTCTTGAGGCAGATGATCTTCTCGCCGAGCCCGCGCGGATAAGCGTCTGGAAAGCCGGCTGCCTGTTTCATCGCGGTATTCAAAAAGAGCCGCGTCGCGTTGCGGCCGCAGATCACCTGACCGCCCTTGAGGAATTGATGCGGGCCGATGTCGGAGCGCCGCATCTTCCAGACGAAGTCGTCGTGCTCGCCGTAGGGAATGGGCACGCTCTGCCGTGCGAGCGTGGCGAGACGGATGATCGCGCTGGTCTCCGCCTGGCGATGGATATCGGTCAGCATCACGTCGGGATCGGCGTCGGTGAAGGCGCCGTCGCCCTTGATCGGCGGCAACTGGCCGGGGTCGCCGAGCACCAGGATCGGCTTGCCGAAGGCGAGCAGATCGCTCGCCATTTCGGCGCCGACCATGGAGACCTCGTCGAGCACGATCAGGTCGGCGTCGCGGACCAGCGACTGCTCGTTCAGAATGAAACGAGGCTGATGGATGTCGGCGAGCCGGAACTTAAGGCGGCGGATCTGGGTCTCCGCGAAGGAACGCTCGGCCGGTCCCATTGCGCGCAGGCCGCCGCGAAGCGATTCCAGTTCGCGGGTGACACGCTCGATCTCCTCGGGCGTCGCCTCGGAGACCTTGTAGATCAGGCTGTGGATCGTCGAGGCTGGCGTTCCCTTCCGGGTCATCACCAGGGCCGCCTTGCCGGTGAAGGCGGCATAGAGCACGCCGCCCGAGCCGCCCGTGCGATCCATCGGTTCGAGACCGAGCTCGCCGATCGCATGCCGGGTGATGGTGGTCTTGCCCGTTCCTGCGTAACCGAACAGGCGGAACACCTGCTGATCGCGCGTGCGGCGCCGAAACCAGTCCTCGATCGCGGCGATTGCCGCCGCCTGCTGCGGAGACGGGATGAAGCTCATCGCTCGCCCTCCCAGCAGCGCTCCGCATAGGCGCACATGCGGCAGAGATAGAAGTCCCGGGCTGCGGCGATCCGTGGTGGGAGATCGCCGGCTGCCGCAGCGCGCAGGATATCGACGGCCTTGTCGGACAGCGCCTGCGCGCAGGGCGGATCGAACGCGACCACCTCGTGGTGGAGCGCCTCGGTGTCCTTGTTCAGGGTCGTGACGAGGGCGGTCTCCAGCTCCAGATAGCCCATGTAGAGCTGGACCTGCGCGAAGTAGACTGGCTTGGAGGTGCGTAAGCCACGCTTGACGAGGTCGTTCCAGGATTTGGCGTTGAGCGTCTTGTGCTCCCAGAGCACAGGCCAGCGCAGACCGACATCGGGACCGGCGACGATTACGCCGTCGATGTGGCCGCGCAGCTTGCCGCCCGCCGCCTCGAACCCGAATTGTCCGCCGTCGCCGCGCTCGGTGCGAAGGTCGAAGCCCGCGCCGCGCAGCCAGCGGATGGAGAGCGTCTCGAACTGGTGGCCGGCGTCGAAGATGCGCAGGATCGCGCCATCGAAATCCTGTCCCTCATCCTTCGGTGTATGGGTCACCTCGTAGACGAGCTTGCGCGCGCAGGGCTCGCCGATCCGGCTGCCCCCGAGATAATCGCGCGGCGTCTGCCGGCGATTGCGTGCGACGAGCGCTGCATCGATCAGGGCATTGACCCGATCGGACACGCTGATCGCGTGGCCGATGCGGCCATAGATGAAGCCGGAGCCGTGGTTGAGATCGATTCCCATGCGCCACCTCAAAAGGGAATCGGATCGTCGAGCGGGTCGCGGGCGGCTGCCTGGCGCTGCATCGACTCCTGAAACCCGTCGACGCAGGCTTCGATGATGCGATCGATCTCTTCCGGCTTCCGGTCGTAGAACGGCGCCATCAGGTCGAGCTCGGTGAGCGTCTCGGCGAAAAACCGGCGCGCCTCCTTGATCGCTTGGGTCTCCATGTCGGTCTTGTCGATCATCCCGTTGTTCCTGTTGGCGAGCGCCGCGCCGACGTCGAGGCAGCGCATCGAGCAGAAGCGGTGGTAGGGAAAGCGGTCCCAGCGCAGCTGGTGGACGTAGCCGAAGCCCCGCGCCTGACGTCCGCAGACGGCGCAGACGGCTACCCGAGCAAGAGCCGGGTCAGGTCCTCTGCGTCGTCCGGCTGATCCTTGATCCGGTGTGAGGCCAGGACGATGAACCGCGCGATCGCGTTCGCCGCCATGGCTTCCAGTTCGGGGAGCGTGAGAGCGGCGATGGGCTGGTGAAGCCTTCCGCGTCCTTCGAGCCATTGTCCCATCGCCTTCGCTGCCTCGCGCGTGACGTGCGCCTGCCACTCATCGGCCGTCATGACGGTCAGGTGTTGAGCCAAGCCGGGCCACTCGGGGCCGGCGTCGCTGCAGGTGCGGCTGCCGGGGCCGTTGCCGGAGCCGTGCCCGGCTGTGCCGGCCGGCTCCAGGCCGGGGCAGCGCTCGCGGGCGGCGATGCGGCGGGCTGCCCCCAGGCCGGAGCTGCGGGCGATGCGGGCGATGCAGCCTTCGGCCGCGCGCGGGTGCTGGGGCTCGGCGCCAGGACCTCGCCGTCCATCACCTTCCGCCATTCGGGTTCGATCGGCAGAACCACACGGTCGAGCTTGTTGCTGTCGCCGTAGCGCGGATCGTCGCTGGGCTCGACCTTGATCTTGGCAACGAAGGTGATGCCGTTGAGGTCGGCCAGACCGCGCAGGATCCGCTTCGCCTTCGCCGCGTCGCTCATGTCCTGCGGATCGAGCCCGAGCGCGCTGTCGATCATCGCGCGGAAGCTGCCCTTGGAAATCTTCCAGCCGATCGAGACGCCGTGCTCGTCGACCTTGCCGCCGGAGACGGTGAACATCTGCCAGAACTTGCGCCGGACGTGCGGACCCTCCGCGACGGTGAACTCGGCATCCACCATCAGCACGTCGCTGCCGGGCGCGTTCGAGGCCTTGAGCAGCCCCCGGTCGATCTCGCTCTGGCCGTCGGTCCCGCCCGGCCGGATGGTCATGGTGACCTTGGCGAAGGTGCCGTCGGGGATCAGTTCGCCGCTCTTCTGCGGCTCGGCGTCGTTCATGTCGAAGCTCATGGCTCGTCATCCTTTCGGGGTTGCGTTGATCTTGGAGAGCAGCGCGCCGAGGTCGGGCGGCTCGGTGACATCGAGACGGCCGCTGCGATCCTTCGCCGGCAGGCCGAAGGGATTGCCGGCGCGGCAGACGAGGCGGCGGTCTTCGCCGCGCTCGGGCTCATGCCG